TCAACCCATCTTTTCTGGACTTCCAAGTGAGCTATTTGTTTATCTTCTGCCATTAGGGAATCTAAGAAAGCTTTTTGCAAGTTGTCTATGTCTGGTTTGGACTGGTGGAATCTGCCATGATGTAATTTCTTTTTTTTCTTAGACCAAGAGGGTGGAACTGGGATAAAGAAAGTTATGGAAGCTCCGACTGGGGGAAGAATGAATCTTTTTGATTTGGCTTCTGCGCATAGATCCACTTTGTACTTGTTGTACTTTTCTAATCTCATCAATCTGCTTAAACCGGCTGGGCGTAATTTCTCTCTAGGTATCCTGAAAAATATTGAATCACCTTGAGTTGCCCTGACGTGTGTTTGAGGTGTTATGTTAAGGATTACTTTTTTCATAACCTATCCCTCCCACATATTGAACTGCTGGCTTTTGTTTTGCCATCTGTCTTTCTAAAATATCCTCTACTGTTTTGCTTAATGACCATTTTTTCTTTTTGGCTAGAAGTTGTAGTTTAATGTAACTTTCTTCTGAAAGGCTAATTGTAATTCTTTTTTTCATTTGATGCAGTTTGATGCAATATACATCATATTGTAACATTTACCAAAAATGTACAGAATTATGTACAAAAATAAAAACCTCCTTTTTTAAGGGAGGCTTCTAAACGAAAACATAATAACCAACTAAACTATTTTATAACTCCACGACCTTTTAAGACATCGGCTTTTGTTACCTTACCGTCTTTATTTAAATCTGGGAAACTTTTCTTTTTCATTGATCCTAATTTCATAGCACCAGATGATAATTTCATAGCAGTACCTAATTTTGCCATTTCCATTGCTCCTTCTTTTGCGCCTTTTACTATCTTTTCAGCTGCGTTTTCCCTAGATGCCATTTCCATTTGATATGGTGTCTTTGTTGCCATTGCTAACGCTTTTATACGCTTATCTGAATAAGCATCAGCCATAATTAATTTTTTGTCTTTTGGGTCTTGCATCATATTATTTCTTTTTATTTTTAGCTGCTCTTAGTTTGGCTGCATCTTCTGCCATAAATTTTCTTGCTTCTTCTATATCTGATTTTGCCATCTTTTGCGTACTTCTGTCCCTAAGTTCATCTCCTAACTGGACATTGGAGTACATATATTCTTTTTTTACAGGATCGTATGTTGCGCCATATTTACTATCCTTTCTTTCTTGTGACTCTTTAAATGCTTGTTTTGCTTTAAGCATCATGCGAGGATATTTGCTTCTTTTTTCTTCTTCAGATACGTCAGTAGAAGTAAATCCAATATTTTTTTCTTTGCCCATTTTTTCAAATGATTCTTCAGCCGCTTTTTTTCTAGCTTCTGCTCTTGACTTCATGTCAATTATAGCTTTTTCTTGTGCTGTTTTAGCTTCGTAACTTAATGAAGGCTTTTTTGGATCGCCTTTTTTCATTGATTTTAACATATCATGATTTTAGTACCCCAAATATACAAAATATTTTTACCATAACCACCAAAAAATTCTATTAAATAAAAAGCAAACTCTTTTGCATCAACACCTCCTTGAGGGTACCCTATGAAAAAAATGGCCAAAACTTTTTATGGGGCTTCAAAATTCTAGCACCGAGTACCCCTGTTTTAAGGATATTCTAGCACCTTTATTTGTATGGTATGGGCATGTATGGGTAATGGCGGGCAATGGCACTAGCATTGGTTTGTATGGTAATGCATGGCATTGGTATTGGTTGCGGTATGGTCGTGCAATTTATCCTGTATCTATATGGGATCATGGCCATTGGTTAGACTAGCAATTGGTATTAAGTATGTAGGTTATAGGATAGGGATGGGTGGAAAATTAAATTAATTTTGTAGCTACATTTGGAATAATTAACTTAATTTTGTAGCTACAATTAAAAACTTAAAAACAACACTATGGATTTAGAATTAATTTTACAAACAGCAGCAGAATATTTAGCCCTTAAACCAAATTTATCAGACAACCCAAATGGGTATGATAAAGCAATTCTTGGATTAACCGATAATGGACAACTGGTTTACTCAAAAGAAATTATGGTTAAGCTTTTAATGGAAGTAGATGAAGAGCTTTCGGAAGAAGATGCTTGGGAATTTCTTGAATTCAATTGTTTTTCTGCTTATGTTGGCGAACAAACTCCTATTTATGTAAATACTTATTAATTTATGGCAAAAAGTAAACCAATTGGAGTTAGATTTGACTTATATAAGTTGGATATGATTCAAAAAGAGCAAAATTTGACATCTATTCAGCAAGTAGTGAATTATTTAATGGATAATTATGGCAAAATAAAGCCCGTAGAGGAGGTTTTGCCAATTAAACCGATAGAATATCCAAAAAAAACACAAAAGCCCGAAATAAAGCCTCAAAATGGCAATCCGGAGCCTCCTAATGGGTTGACTGGAATAGATTTAGCTATTTGGAAATCTGAAAATTGGAAATAATTCGTATCTTAGCTAAAATATTATAACATGTCTGAAGAAAAATTCTCATATTTTGTATCTTATTTAAAAGATTCTTTTGATCAAGCTGTCGTTTGGCATCATCAAACAGATTCTTATGCAGTACACAAGGCTTTAAATAAGTTTTATGATGGTATTCTTGATTTAACAGATGGGTTAGTAGAAAGTGTTAGTGGGATACATGGCCGACCAATGAAATATCAAATTGACAGTCCTGTAGATTATAAAAATCCAGAACAAGTGATTAAATATTTTAAGTCTTGTTATAATATGATTGAAAAAGAAAGAAAAGATATATACCAAGAAACTTGGATTCAAAATCAAGTAGATGAAATATCTGCGTTGTTTGCATCAACATTATACCTATTAAGTTTAAAATAATGAAAAGTAAATTAAAAATGATGAAAAGAGCAGATGGCTCTTATTCTCGTAGAGGTTTGTGGGATAACATCCGCGCAGCTGCTGGATCTGGTAAAAAACCAACTCCTGAAATGTTAAAGCAAGAAAAGAAAATTAAATCAGAAGAAAAAAAATAATTATGTCTGGAGCTTGGCAAAGAAAAGAAGGAAAAAATCCTGAAGGTGGCTTAAATGCCAAAGGTCGTGCATCTTACAATGCAGAAACAGGTGGCAATTTAAAAGCTCCTGTAAAATCAGGTGTTAATCCTCGTAGAGTTTCTTTTGCAGCTCGTTTTGCTGGTATGTTAGGTGCTATGAAAAAGCCAAATGGAGAACCTACTCGTAAAGCGTTAGCACTTAAAGCTTGGGGATTTGGTAGTGTTGAAGCAGCTCGTAAGTTTGCTAACGCACATAAGAAATCTTAATCTATTGCTCTGGAGTTTGATCTTCTAATATTTTTTTACCTGCATCAGATAGTGGTCGTGAAAACAATCTAAGTTTTTTACCGGTATTTGGGCATACAAAAGTAATACCAGCATCTTGGTATGCTTTTAATACTATTTCTAAACCACCTTCACCATCAGGGCTTGCGCCTACTACATGAGGTTCGTCATAATCAAATTGCATACAAAAATCACATCCTTCTGTATATACTTGTATTTCTTTTGGAATTTCTGTTTTTTTCTTTGCCATTTTATCTTTTTATTTTTGTCATTTTTTCGCAATGTGGGCATTGTACTTCTTCTAGATATCTTACTTCAACGCTTTCATCAAACCATTTAATCATATCAGTTTCTATAACTGCTACATGATAATTTAAACATGCGTCACAAACTATTTCAGCTACTTCATATACAACACTAACCTCCATCATTTATATGTTTTATATCTACTATTTTTACCTCCTCTCCGTCAAGCATTGCATCTAATGTTAACTCAATCATTTCTCTTTGCTCTGGAGTTAACAATGCAACTTTTTCATGGATTGCTGGTATAGCAAATATATCACTATTTATTTCTTTTTTAATACCGGATCTTACTTCTTCAGTTAAAAATGGATGGGTTACAATATCATTAAACATCCAATTAATTTTACTAACGTAAACTTTAAATAATTTTTCTCCTTTTGTTTCAGGATATTGCCTACAAAAATCCTCAAACTGTTCTTGAGCTAATTTTAAATTTTGAACAGCACTTATGATGTTAGCACTCATTATTAAAGTTTAAATGCGTTTGTTCTAATTCTTGTAAAAACGTTCTAGCTTTTAGAACTTTATTTTCAATGCGTAAAATATCATCTTCACTTCTATTAACGTTAAACGTAAGTATTCTTTCATTAATTGATATATCATCAAATGTCATATTGAATTCCACCTTCATTGCTTCTTTAATAAACTCTGGACTTTCTTCTGAAATTACATCCATCTTTTTAAGCAAATAATATTTCTCTTGTTGAATAATACTTTCTGGTGTATTAACTAAACAATATGCAATAGTAGCTTTTCTTGTGCCAGTTAGCCACATATAAGACTGCATTTGCCAATAGTATAAGTTATCTAACTTGTCTGGTATGTTACCCAAGAATGTCCAAAGATCATAACTTGATTTTATGTCAATAATTGTATCGCCATTAATAATATCTGGCAACCCTGTTATAAAATCATTTTTAAATCGTTCTTCGTTTTTGCTAAATGGTAATTTAAGATACATTGATAATAAATCAATAGAATCTTGTTCCGCTTCAATGCCTTTCTTCATTTGCTTTGTTTGTATATCTCGCTTTCTTCCGTATTTTTCAGCGATATAAACTTCAATTAAATGTTTTTGTGCAGTCTTGGATAAGACTCCAGCTTCTTTATCTGCTTTAGTTACAGGTTCGGTCATTAAATAACCGACAGAGCTTGCTCTGATTAGTGTTTCGTTCCAGTTCATTAAAGTGTGTTTAGTTTGTTGTTATAATGTTCTAATATTTCAGGATTACTTTTGCTCATTAACTCCCAAGCTTTTAATTCCTCTTTCGTTTTGCAAGAATCAATAAATGATTTTGTTTTTTCAGCTAATGTTTGCTTTGATTGAGTAGGAATTACTTCAACAATTTCATCATGATAATACCCTAAGCTTTTTAATCTTTCTACATTTTGCTTATGATATTCTTCTACTAATTCTCTGGCAATGTCAAGAGCTTTGTTTGCAGATTCGCCTTGATTAAGAGAAAATTCAACGCCAATTTTTTCAGAAGAGTAATTGCCTAAATTAAATGTTCTAGTGTAGTTAACGGTTTGGATGTGCATAATACTTATTTTATTCTTGTTACAATTGTTTTTTCATCAATAAACTTAATTTTAAAAACTTTACTTTCGTGTCCTTTTTTCTTTTTAAGATTTGAAACCATAACCATAACTGATGTATATGGATTATCTAATCTAATGCTTTCGCTTAATGTTAAATCAGCTACCTTACTTGATACTGATTCTGGATCTATTTTTCTTGCCATTTTATATTTTTTTGTAAAATT